AAAATATAATATCAAAATCAAAGTCAATAATAAATAATACATATAAATTAGTGGAAATTCAAAAAAAAGATACAATAACAGAAAAAAAATCATATTCTAATCTTTCATTTATGGAAAATTATAGTGAATTAATTTATAGTTCAATAACAAAATCAATAAATCATATATTAACACAAAATAATATTATCAAAATGCCTATTATTTATCATAATAACATATATTTTATTGAAACGCATACAGAATCACCGGTAAATCCTGTATTAAAAAAACGATATAATATGATTGGAATCTCAATGAGTTATGATATTAACAAACCAAATATAAGTTCAATAGTAAATATTAATAATTCTTTACTTAATTTAAACCAGCAAGAAATTATGGATAATAAAATAATAACACCATTTTTAACATCTTTTTATTTTGAAAAAACAAAAGATATAGTAAATACATTAAATACTCAATTAATGAAACATGGTATACAAATTAAAAAAGCTTTCTTAAAATTTTGTTGTAAATTAGGTAGTAAAAATTCGTTTGAAAGCGTACTTCCAGAACTATTATTGGAATATATTTATTTAACTACTATTATCAATGTATTTGATCATTTTGAGTTTGAATATATCAATAAAGAGCAAATATCAAATATTGTTGAACCAGTTATTATATATAAAGCATTAACAGATAAGGAAACGGTTGATATTGAATCATATAAATCAAACAAAGAAGTGTTATTTGATTTTAAAAGAAAACATAATTTACCGTTATTTGAAGAATAACAAATTGAATAAGTTATAATGTTTTTATTAAAAAATAAATACATTATAAATCAATGGATAAATTTGTAATAAATAGAAATAAACCAAATGAAGCAGTGAAAAAAACGATAGAAAACGCTATTAATAGTGAAAAAGAATCAAAATCAAATATGGAAACATCAGTTTATACAGATGGAGCTTGTATAGACAATGGAAAACCTTATGCCAGAGCTGGATATGGTATATGGTTTGGTGAAAATGATTCAAGAAATACTAGTGAATCGTATAATGGAAAACAAACAAATAATATTGCTGAATTATTGGCTATTATAAAAGCGTTAACTATACTTGACGTTGAAATAAAACGTAATGAAATAATAAATATTTATAGTGATTCTAGATATGCAATAAGATGTTGTACTACTTATGGGGAAAAGTGTTATAAAAAAAATTGGATAAATCCAAATAATAAAAGCAAACCGATACCTAATTTAGAATTAGTTAAAACAGCATATTTGTATTGTAAGAATCATAAAAATATTAAGTTTCATCATGTGCAGGCTCATACAAATCGCACAGACAAACATTCAGTTGGAAATGACCACGCTGATAGATTAGCAAATAAAGCAATTGGCATAGACAAATGTCCTTACGCGCATTCTAAATCAGAAGCAGGAAACGCTACATACAATAACGCAACAGAATACTATCTCTCCCTAAGTCAACAACAATCTAAAAAAAGACAATCCCAAAAAAGGATATATTTAAATGTTCCATATAATGAAAAAGATGAAGCTAAAAAACTAGGAGCGAAATGGGAATCGTCAAAAAAAAGTTGGTATATTTTAGAAAGTAATAAAAGTAAAGAATTAATGATGGGTCGTTGGTAAAAATAACAATAATTTGCGTTTAAAAAAAAGTAAAAACAACCGTTTAGATATTATATAATTACATATGGAAATTATTGATAGTTCATCGGAAAAAATAAAAATATTATCACCAAATCCAACTACAAAAGAAATTACAACAACACTTTCTACCGCAAATCCTAAAAAAAGACTTAAAATAGGTATAACATCACAAGAAATTAAAGACCTTTTTTGTAATGGATTAAGATTAAACAATATGCTTTGGTATGATTTTTTAACAAATTGTGGATATGATGTATATTTTTTAACAACAACAGATTATACGCATCCAAAATATAAATTTTTAAATTATTGTAAATTATGGGATGAAAAAGGATATCGAGTTGCTAATTTTAAAGAAAAACATTCAGAGTTATTTGAATTTGATTATATATTTATAGTAGGAATTTATAGTAATCGATTATCAAGTATTATGAGAGAGCATAAAAAAAAAATTATTTATATTATTTTAGGAAGCGTGTATCATAATGATGTTCATTCAATTATTGATAAAAATTGGTCATCTGGGGTAGTAACAACCGAATTTGATCAAATATGGATAAGTCCTCATTTTGAATTTTGTTTACAGTATTATAAAATTAGATACGGTACTGATAATATATTTATAGGTCCATATTTTTGGAGAAATGATTTATTTAAAGAACAAGATTTAATGAATACGGTTCGAACCGATGTAAAAGAACATTTAAGGGTTGCTATATGCGAACCCAACTTGGAACAAGCTAAAAATTGTATTATACCAATAGCAATATGTGAAAAAGCATTTGATTATGTAGAACGTGTGCATGCTTTTTCCACTGTAAAAATAAAAGATGTAGGATTTTTTAAGAAGTTTTGTTTAAATACAAAGTTACATAAAAAAGGTAAATTTTCGGTAGAAGGAAGATATCCATTGCCATTTATATTGAAAAAACATTGTAATTGTGTAGTATCTTATGTGGAGGATTGTGATTTGAATTATTTATTTATCGAATGTTTTTATTTGGGAATACCATTGGTTCATAATTCGCCAATGTTAAAGGACTATGGGTATTATTATCCTCGTCTTCAAGTAGATAAAGGAGCAGAGCAATTAAAATATATAAAACAATACCATAATAGAGAAGAATACATTAAAAAACATCGTCCAATTGTTGAAAAGTTTGCTGTGAATAATCCACTTTATATTGAATGGGCAAAAAAAAGACTTGAAACTCCGGAAGTAAACGGTTCAAATATAAGTTTTGGTTTAAATTTGTAATAATATTAATTATCAATTATTAATATTATAAGTTATTTGTTAAATAAATGAGAAAAATCACCTACTAATTTAAATTTTGGTCGAGTATCTTTGTCTATAATTTTATAAACCATACCCCATAATATTTGGAATAATTTCGTAGTAGAACAAATAAAACAAGTTTCTAAACTTTCTGGAAAAGCAGTTGCAGTTAGATTATTAATATGTTTAAATATTTTTAATGAAAAATTACTCATAGAACAATTATTTAAATTAAGATATACTCTTATTTTTTCCCATCCATTTTGTTTTGATATTTTGATAGCATCTAAACAAGTTAAAATAACATATTCAGAAAATTCCTGATATGATTTTTTTATTTTTTTAGGATAAAAATATTTCATTTCAAAAAGTATAGAACCTACTCCATCTATATTTTTAGCAATCAAAGAAGAAAATTTTGTTTGATAATTAACATATTTGCTATTATCTACTTCGGTAGAAGCAGGTGAATTCATTTATTATAAATTTATATAAAAATATTTAAAATATTACATACAAATATAAATAAGTTATAATATAATAATATATATTGTATAATAGAATGTCTAAACAAACTTATAACGTTGGAAAAATGAAATTATTTATTAATAAAAGAAAACCAGTGGTTCAACCAATAATTATAAAAAAAGAAGCTTCAATTGAAGAACAAAGAAAGGAATTATTATATTGGGAATCTCAATATGAAAAATTATTTGATATTATAGAAAAAAAAAGACAGTATAGATTAAACAAAGCATTGATGTATAGTAATATGTTTTCTATAAATTTAAAAAATAAACAAAATTGAATTATGTAAACAATTTAAACATATAAATTAAATATTATTTATATGTTTACACTATATTTGAAAGTAGAAGACGAAGAATTAAAAGAGTTGTATAAAAAAAGAGTAGAAAAGTGGAATGAATCATTAACCACTGAACATCCTGATTCGGGATTTGACTTACTATGTCCAGAACAAGTACAGTTTATTCCCAAAAATACAGAAGACCATATAACTACACAATTAGTAGACTTAAAGGTAAAGGCAGCTGTTTATAAAGATAATAATCCATGTGCTTATACTTTAAATGTAAGGTCAAGTATTTATAAAACACCTTTTCGTTTAGCCAATAATATTGGTATAATTGATAGTGGTTACAGAGGAAATTTAATGGCAGCAGTAGATTGTTATAATACAAAAATAGAAATGGAAAAACATAACCGATACTTTCAAATATGTATGCCTACATTAGAACCATTTAAAGTAAAAATAGTAGAATCATTGGATAAAACTATGAGAGGAGAAGGTGGTCATGGTTCAACTGGAAAATAAAAACAACAAACAAACAACAACAACAAACAACAAATAAAAAATAAATAAAAATTATTTATTTTTTATTAACAGATTTAATTAATAATGTCTTCTACTATTATTTAAAGACTCATTTTGTCTTTTTCTATTTACTTTTTCCAACCAAATACTTTTTTTCATTAATCTTCTACCTCGTCTAGAATCAAATGTGTTTTTCCATTCATTTGGTTCAATATGAAAATATAAATTATTATAAACAACACGGAAAGCATTTACACATAAATTATCCGTAGTAGTTGGAACCAATATACCATTATGTCGATTTACACTTGCATATTGTTTTGTATTTTTATTATAAAATCGATAATTCAATTTCGATTTATTAGAATTACCCCAAAACTCTTGTAATTCCCATCCTTCATTCTTTAAAATTTCTGTAACAGCATCATTATAAGAATGTCCATCTTCCATGTATTGTTTAATTCCACCACTCAATACATTACTATCGACTGAATTTAACTGTTGACTATTAACTTCTTGAAACATATATTTACTCATTATCTAATTATTGATATTTGTTTTTATATCAATTATTTAAATCAATTTTATATTTACAACTAATCAAATAAAAACATATCTAATAGTTATTGGTATAAATAGTTTTGTATTGCGTTTACATAGATTTTAGCCGCGAATAAATGGTCATTATAATTGATGAATTTTTCCTTTATTATATACTTTTTTATTAAATGCTCTCGTTCAAAAACAACATTTTTATAAATATTTATCATGTTTAGTAAATGATTATCATTTAAATTAGCAAATAAATTATCGAACAACTGTTTTCCATGTATTGGAACGTATATAGATTGCATTTTATTTATAAATTTATTTGTTTCTTTTGTTTTTTCATTTTTATTTTTCATATCTTTTTTAACAATTGAATTCATATTATTAATATAATTAATATTATATGTGATAATATTAATTATATTTTTTTTAATATCAATTTATTATATATAAATGAGTTCAAAAAATGGAACTTTAAAACGTTTTGTTACACCTCAAAACATAAAATTAATGAAGATTTCGGAATTTAAAGATCAATTTATGACTTTAACCACTGATGAAGATGGGGATGAAAAATATGTATTTAAAAACTTAGATGGTGACAATTTAAATACTATTTGTAAAGGTTCTGTTCCTGGTGATTGGGCAAAAGAACAAATAGAAGATGGACATATAACACATGTTTTAGTTTCATTTGATATGAAAGATGGGAAAACCCAAAGTCCTAGAGGAATATCAATGATAAAAGTCGATAGGAATAAGAAAAATATTAAAATTTTTTTATTATGCAACACACAAATACATAGAATGAGAACAAAGAACAGCGTAATAAGACCAACTGGAAAAAAATTAATGACTACAATAATAGAATTAGCAAATTTTATGAGGTTTAAAACAATTACATTAGACGCACTTGATACTGTTGTAAGTTATTATGCATATGTTTATGGTTTTGTTCCAACAAAAAAAAATCAACGAGGTGTTGATTTTAAAACGGAATTAAAACAACTTATGACAATATCAAAAACCCTTAAAGGTGAAATAGCAAGAAAAGATATTGGGCGGAAGTTTAAAGGACATCAACCAGGTC